GAATTGGCGCTTAGTCCATCCCATTTCATTCTCCCGTAGTCGGTTCGGTCAATCTGTCTTGAATCAATTGTCCCAGTTTTTTGTCTCTTGTCCTACCGTCAAAGCGGATACTTAATTCGTTCGCCTTGGCCTCTAGCTCTGCGCGGGTTGGTGCTGCATCATCAATGACTGGTTCAGGCACCGCTTCGGGCGCTGCTTCGATTTCTGGTTCTACCTGCTTCCAGCCTAGTGGCTTGGATGGCTTGCGCTTCTTGGTCTTTTTGGCTTTCAGCTTGATGCGCCAGTCTGCAACCCTCTTTGGTGTTGTAGCCTTGTCGCCTGCGGCTTCAATAGCATCGGCAGATGATGCAAACCAGCCAGTGGCTAGTTTCTCGTCGAATTCCTCTTGCGTCTTTGCGCCCGTGTAAGCATACGTGCCGCCACTTGGCTTTTTATGTGGGCCTGGGCTGCGATACAGCATAGTTGGAAACAAGTCGCTCATTTCTTGGCCTTCATGGGCTTGGCAGTTTTCGCAGATGCTACAAAGTCAGCCTTGGTTGGTGCGCCTTTTGCACCAGGCTTTTTCATGCGCTCAGGTGTCTTGCCTGCGGCCTTCTGTGCCGCAATACGGTCACGCTTGGCATTGATATTAGCATACAAGCCGGTCTTCATTTCACGGCCTTCTTGGGTGCTTTGCTGGGCTTGCCTGCGCTATTGGCTGCTTTGCGTGCAGTATTAAGTGCCACGGCAACAGCTTGCTTCTGAGGCATTCCTGACTTCATCTCTTTTGCAATGTTTTTGCTTACGGACTTGGATGAGTAGCCCTTGGTCAATGGCATGGTGCACTCCTTAAAAAATAAAAGATGAGGCCGAAGCCCCATCTCTTAGTTTAGGTTATTGATTAAAAATTAGGATGCCGCTCATTTCTGGTTGTTTGTTGACCACGCCAAACAGAGTATCCAAGCGGTACTTGATCGTCATGGAGTCGATGTCGTAGAACTTCTGCATGACCAACTCGACACCTTGGTCGGTGGTGGCACGCATCACTGCGGTGCCAGCATCGGCTGGGATGGCGTAACGGCCTGGGAGAATTTCCAGCGAATCTTTCTGCCAAAACACGTTGATTGCCGAGGCACCAGTGTTTAGGAAGGTGATTGCTGCGGTTGCCGACTCGGTAACTACTTCCACGTTCTTGTACTGCAACTCAGCATCAGTTGGCGAGTTTGTAGCGCCAATGATTGGAGGGCTAATCACCATTGTGGTGCCATTGGTCACGCTAAGGACACGATATGTCTTTAGTTGGCCAGTAGACGCTTTGGTGATGTGGTGCACCGCCTCAACGCCGTCAATGGTGAACGCATCGCCAGCAACAATGCCAGTGGTGCTAGACACAACAACAGACTGGTAACGGTTGTCAACGTTGATCTGTCCACCGACCGAGGTCGATGTAGCTTGAGGAACGAAGTCAGCCTGTGAGCCATTTGTTGCAATAGTGATGGAACTGCCAGCAGCCACACCAATGCGGTTTGCATAGTCAAACTTGTAGGTGTCAAAGCCTGCGACCATGCCAACAAAGTTGCGCTCGTAAGCCTTGTCAGACTTAGCATTGCCAAACGAACGGCTTGCTTGTGACAAGTTGCCAGCTAAACCGTTGTAATCGCGGCTTGACAGACCCAAGAAGCGGTCGTAATCAGGCACGCCTTGCTCGTTCATGATGGTGTCGCACAAGGAGACATCATCATAATCACCGGCAGCAGCACCAATTGGAACAACCAGCGTGCCTTGGGCGGCTGCTGTGTTCATAATCGCGACGTTGATGTCGGATGCGAGCTTTTGCTTGGCTGACTCACCCAAACGATTTTCTTGCAACGCATCACGCAGATCAAGCGTTGTCATAGTCCAAGGCACAGTCTTGCTGAAGCCAATGGTAGATGGCACAGACAACTGGGTCATGTTCTGGTAAGACGATGAAATGCTGGTGCCTGGTGTGCTGTCGATCGACTGAGCGATGTAAGGCATAGGTCTCCAGATGGTGTCGTTGGTACGAGCCATTTCAGTCTGGTTTGTGTTGTACACGCTAACGTGACGCGACAAAACCAATAAGTCTTGGAAACCTTCGAGGATGTCTTCGAACGCAACGCGCTCTTCTTTGGAAAATGAATTTGCCATGAGTGGCTCCTAAATTAAATAAATCATTTGGAAGCTGCTCGTTTCTGCGCTTTGTACTGGATGACTTTCGTCATGTTCCCAGTCTTCTCCGCTTCTGCTCGCAGCCGTTCAAGGGTTGAGTCCACCGCCCCAGATGTTCGGCCAGTACCTGACACAATTCTCTCGGGTGGCGGGGCTGCCTTACGGTTTGTAACTTTCAATTCTTTCTCCAGTTTCGCTACCGCAAAGGCAAACTTTACGGGGTCTTTGATTTCGGACAGCTCTTTAGCCTTCTTTGGGTTCTTACCAAGCGCGTAGACCACTAATGCGGGATTATCCGCACCTTGAAGCATAACGCCTTGCTGGGTGACGTTGAACAACTCTTGGGCCACGGCCTCAGCGTCTTCAAAGTCTTTGACCTTCAGCTCTGCTTTCGCTTTGCTGTAGCCGTCCAGTTTGGCTTGCCAGTCTTTTTGCTGAGTCATAACTTCAGCTTCTTGTCTGGCGTTTATTTCATCAGCGCGACGTTTACTGTCAAACCAATTAGTTAATGCATCTTCGTACTTTTCAGAGTCATAGTCGTGGTCTTCAAGGCTTGGCTTTTTACCTAATACGACTGGCTTGGTCTCGGTCGTAGTGGTTTGCAGCTTGCCTTGCAGTTCACGGTTCTGGCGCTGTAGCTCACGGTTGGTCTTACGCAGCTCACGAACCCACTCTGGGGCTTGAGTCTGTTCCTCGGGAGGCGGCGCTTCCTCACCAATGCTTACGATAACGTCGTCGGTTTCGGTGTCGTCGGTTTCATCGTCCAACTCGTCGCTAGGCGCTTCGCTGGTTTCGACTTCTTCCTCAATAACCACGTCCTCGTCTTCGTTCTCGCTCACTTCTGCCTTGTTCATCTTTGACCCCATCAAACTCACCCATTGAACGGCTGGGTGGATGCCGTTGGTTACATTGTCGCCCGTTTTCGATTATCTTACAATAGGCGGTTTAATTTTGTGTCGGTTGTACCATACTTTCCATAACCTTAAGTGCTAGCTCTTGCGTGTCTATGTCCACTTTGTTAAGGGTTTCAACAGTCTTAGCGCGTTTTAGTTCTGCGTCTGCAATAGTCTCAACAGTATCTGCGCGAGCCTTCGCCGCTTTAGCTGTGGCTTCCTCTGCGGCTGCCTGCAAGTAAATAGCATTGGGGTCTTGCGGTGTGCCTTGCATTTCTGCCATAAGTTCTTCGCGTTCAGCATCTGTTGGCTCTACAACTCCCATGCGGAGCAGCTTCTTGCGGAAATAAGCGTTAGTGTCTGCCAAGCCCTCACCTTCCATGTTCATCATGGCCATTGCGGTCAAGACTTGCGCGGTCTCTGGGTCTTGGGTAATCTGCAACATGCCGGTCAATGCGCGAACGGTAGCTTGTCTTTTGCTTGAACTAGATGGGCCAACATCAGCCACAATTTCAAACGTCGCATTGCTCATGTCATTTTCAATAACAAGAGCGCCGGATTCTTGGTTAATCATAGGCTTCATTAGCTCAACCATGCCAGACTTACCAACTGGTGTAATGGTCTTCATCTTGCGCTTGTCCTCAATGTAGACCTCTTTGGCCATTGACAGCCAGATTTCACCGCAGCGCTTCATGCCTTTTGCAAAGTTGCTCATGTAGATAAATGACTGCATATCAACGCGGGTCTGAATCATCTCCACCGCTTTGCCTGAAATGTTGCTAACCATCTTGTCGGCACCACCTTGGTTGCCCAAGATGTCCTGCATGTCGGTCTCGGTTATCTGCAAGAGCGCTGCCATTGCTGGTGGGATTGATGCGCTGCGGGTGTAGGCAACTGGGCCACTGACTGCTTGGTTGCCGTTCTGGTCAGTGATTGGGTTAATCAGCAAGTACGGATAGTCTTTGAGGTTATCCTCTGCCCACATGACTTGATGGCCAGCGACCTGCTCAGGCAGAAGGATGGGCTTTTCAACGCTTGACAGTGCGCTTATCTCACCGAGCTTGGATAACTGCATATTCTTAAGTCTCTGCGCGTCCTTGGCCAGCCTGACGTGTCCCATGCAGCGCTCAATATTGTCAACAAACCAGCGTTTACCGTACACCACGACAATGGGGATGCACTTTCCTGCAATGTAGCCAGCGTCTTCCAGCACCTTGCCACCGGACAGAACGTACTTGTGCACGCGCTTAGTCTTGATGCGCTTTTGACGCACCTCTATCGTGCCAACAGCACTTAGGGTTTCCTCTAGCATCTCGTCGTTCGCAAAGTCTGCCTGGGTGTAGCGTTCTTCCTCGCCTGTAATGGTTTGGAAAATGCGTATAGTTTCGCTCTTTTCCTCAACCTTGTAATACTCAGCCACGTAAACAACGTCAGGCGTACACCAGTCAAACTCATACTGATGGATAATCTTTGGCCAGCTTGCAGGGTCATCGTTGTAGGCTTCTTTGTAAGCCTGGCGCGTCATTGATGTGACAACGAAACAGAATTTTGCGTCGGACTTGTCTTGTCGTTTAGCACCGAGGTCAAAAAACACCGAGCTGTCAGCGTCAAAAATAGGCTCTATGCGTATGCGTTGGCGGTCATCTTCTGGGTCTTCATCGTCCTCGTAGGTGGTACGCAAGCGCCAGGCACCAATGCCGCCTCCAACAGCTTCCTCAAAAGCGTTGTCATAGGCTTCATCTGCCACGGATGCTTGCTCATCTGCGCGGTATAACCCGTCGCAAACCTCGGCCAGCTTGTCATTGTCTGTGCCGTCTTTGGACACAAAGTCCACGGTGATGCGGTTGTTGCGGTACTCGTTGA